TGCCAAAGCAACACGCTCGAAGTGCTTCAAACCATTTGGCACGTCAGTCAACAAGAACCAACCGTTTGTGTCGGTCAAGAAGTGGTTAACTGTGTAGCCTTCTGGGATTGAACCATTGTTCTTGATGGCGTTGATGTCGTTGTCAGTAGTACCAACACGGAGGTTAGTCTCTAACAAACGGGTAGCAACGAACATCAAAGATGGGGGAACAACCAACTTACGTGGCTTGGCAGCGATTAGCAAGCCGCGCTCATCTGTCCAAGCAGCGATTTGAATAACGGCGGCTTCCAAAGAAGTCTCGTTAAGGTCAGTCTGGGTAGCAGGAGTATTAGAGTTGGTACCGCCAGAAATCAAGGGGTGTGCTGTAGAGAACAGAGCAACGCCGTCGCCACCGAGGTAGCTAGAGGAGAAGCCGTTGTTCAAAATAGAAGCAGCCTTGACTTGCTTGGTATAGGCCATTGCACGGGCTAAAGCCTTGGTGTAACGGTTAGACAAGCTGTCATACAAGTTATCTTCCATTGCTTCTTCAGTGATGGAGAAGCCTTGAGCGATAGTCTCGTGGTTGTAACGTGCGGTCCATGCTTCTTGTGCATTGTCGTATTGGATGGCAGAGCCTTCGTTTTTGACAGGTGCAGCATTGAAGCCAGACAACTTGGTTTCTTCTTCAAAAGAACGCTCAGAAGCTTCGGTTTCGAAGATTTCTTTATGCTCTTCGCCGTAGCGTGAGTACTCCATGCCGAACAGGGCGTTCAAGCCGGGGAGCAATTCTTTAAGTAGTTGTGCGCGTGAAATAGCCATGATTAATTACTCCTTAGATACCAGTGGTATCGGTGTACTGGTGCAAGTTGAACTTGACCAAGAACTCGTAATAGGTCGTGGTAGACACACCGGGCTGACCGGTAGCAGTATCAGGCACAACATCAATTACACGAACAGGCAACGTATTAGTAGTAGCGGCGGAAGTTCCGTCAATACCGTAGTACGAATCGCCTGTGATGGTATTACCAGTAGTAACGGAAATAGCCACGTTAGCACCAACAATCGCGCGGGTAAACGGATTAGGAACTGTGGTTTGACCGTTGGTGGCAACTACGCGGAACACTGCGTTAGGATCATCTACAACATAGCCAAAAGCCATGTTACCAGCGACTGAAGTAGCGGCTGGATAGTATTGACCTTGAACAGTTTGACCCGACGAGTTCACATACTGACATCCAACCAACACACCGACGCTGTCACCAGAGTTGGTAGTGCTGTTAGCGATGAGGTAGCCACTGGTATTAACAGCAACAGTATCACCATTAAGAATAGCGGTCGCGTAAGCTGGCGCTATGGGGATTTGACGGATTGCTCCGGCGTATGGAAGTCCATCCAGTCGATTGACAGGTTTGAATCCATACGTCTTACTGACGGTGGGATAAGCCATTTAAGACTCCTTGAAAAGTTAAGAACCAGAACCAAAAGCTGTGCCACGAGACACATTCGATTTTTTCTCAGTAAAAGTCGGCATGCGTGGGTCGCTAAGACCCATGAACTTCGAATCTACAGAGTCAGTTTGAGCTTGCGCTTGCATCGCGAAATAAGCATCGCGTTCATGCACAATTTCAAGTGGGCACGCGCATAACATCAAGCCCCCGACTTCTACATTACCACTGGAATTACCCGGAATTTCTAGTTCTGGATAGTCCTCGGCTCTGACAGCTTCCCAACCTTCGCGTCGTTTTTTAGACACGTTAGTGTGTAGAGATTCACCCAAAACAGATGTTGCAATCCAACGGTGAGCAATACCCGGACGTGGGTCTGGGTCTGGCAAAACAGAGGCAGGGCGCCACCCAACGCGTTTGATAGCGTCACGGGTTGTTTTAATACGTGCGGTGCGGTCAATTTCAGCCATTATTTATTCTCCATTGCAGCTACATGTTTTGCGTAAACTTCTAAGGGAACCCCTAGTCGTTTGGCGAGTGATACTTGCGTTTGAGTCAAGCGAATTTTTTTCGCAGACGTCACACGATTTGCGGGCGCAACAACAGTTGCGGGTTTGTTTTTGGGAGTGTCCCGAACAGTTGGTTCGTCATCTGAATCAGATTTAAACCTGTTGGGGAATGTGCGACGCATGTTGTCGTCGATTTGAGTGAAGTACTCATCGGTGCGGGCGAAATCTTGCCCGTATTTGTCTACTAATTCTTGATGCAGTCCCATCGCATAAGCTGACATGGCCTTTTCCTTATCGTCACCGAACCAAGGATTCCGTTCTATCCATTCGGATGTCTTCGGGTCCAGCTTGGGTGCCGCAGGTGCGGGGGCTGTTTGAGCGGACTGTACAACATCATTTTGCTGTTGTAAAGGGGTAGGCTTGAAATTTTGTGTTTGCTGCACTTTCATGCCTGCAAGCATCATTTCTTCCTGTGCGGAAGCAAGAGCCTCAGAATCCCCTGCATCGTACGCCTGCTTGAGTTTGGACTTGGCATTGTCGAGTTCTATCTTTGCCAGCGTCTGGACCTTTTCCATGTACGCCTTCTCACCACTTTGCACGTATTCTTGCAAGCGGCGGTTCTCGTCAACGAACGACTGGGCTAACTTTTCAAGTTCTTGCTTTTCTTGTATAGCCGTTTGCTTTGCACGCTCTTCGTCGCGCCGTGCATAGGTCAATTTCTCAATACGCTTGCGTACATTTGACGAATACGAGTCCAATTCCTCGTCTGTAGGGTCTTCTACATGCTTGTTCTTGGTGTCATATTTCGTCTCTGTTGGCGGGGTATCGTCAACTATTTCAATCTCAGGTTCTTGCTTTTCAACCTTTTTACTTACTTTTTCGGGTTCTTGACCCTCAATTTCAAATTCAACCTTGGTTTCTTTGTCATCGTCTTTGACGTTGACTTGTACTTCGTCTGGGAATTTAAACGTATCGCCTTTAAAACTAGCCATAATTTGCTCCTTAAGCGCGGCTTATGCCACGGGGGTCTTGCACGGTTGCTTCTACTTGGTCATCGTTAAGCAAGCGAAACTCTTTGCCGTGAATCTTTACGCGTGTACCTGCGTACGGGCGCGTCAAGATGAAATCACCTGCCTTACAGCGGGGTCCACTAGGGAACTTAGTTTCATCTTTGTAGCATTCGGGGCCAAGTTCCATCACATATAAGACAGGCGAAGTTAGTTCATCTGCTCTACGGGTGGCTTCAGCGCGAATGATGTTTGAGCCTTCAAACGTCTCAGGCACATCAATTACTGCCGCCAACAGCATCCAACCTTGTGGGTTTGGCAACTGCTTGGCTCTGTCTTCAATCGGGATGTCCTCAACTTCTTTTTCAGAAATTACTGGTACATCGGGTATGGCATACATGCCGGGTTCTAGCGTGAGTTCACTCATCGTTTTTCTCCATCGTTTCCGCGAGGTCAATTAAATCCCTCTCTGCGTAGGCCAGTCCCTCGATCACCCCGCAAAGTTTTTGGTATTCACCAAAATCGGCGCACTTGCCCGTAGCCACGGTGTCGGCTAGGTCGTTCATGCGTTCGCGAAATTTCTTTCGCAATATTTCAAGTTCTTTTATCAATCAGTTTCCTTCGGTTGTTGCGCCTTTTGTTGGGCGGATTGGTGGTGCATTTGTGCTTGGGTCTTAGCCACATCAGCACCGATACGCAAGCCTTCGGCTTGTTGTTTAGCAGAGAGATTCATCTTGTCACTCTCAGCCTTTGCGCCAGTCTGCATACCAGCGATTCGTTCTTGGGCAGCGATGCGTTCGCGCTCGATGTCGAGTTGATCTGCTTTCGCAGCCGCATCCATCTGTAGTTTCTTCTCGGAAATCTCGACCTTCTTGCCTTCCAACTGCAACCGTGCTTGTTCGATTTGAACGGCTGGGTCTTGTGCTTGTTGTTGGGCTTGCTGTTGAGCAACCTCTTTCTGGTTGTTTTGTAGCAACTGCTGTGCGGCTTGTGCCACCAACGGCGCGAGTTGTGCTTCCACTTTCGGGTCCATCGGCTGATCTGGTGTAGGCAGTGGTACTCCCAACTGCGCTTCGACCTGTGCGCGGTACTCGAAGCCAAGGTGTTCTGCGATGTGTGCGTGTGCCGCCGCCATCAACATTTGAGCCTGTGGATTCTGACCCAACACTTGTGCAATCTTGGGGTCTTGCATTGCCGCCATGTGGACAGCGATGTGGGCTTTGTGGTCTTGGCTGATAAACGCCTTGACTGGTTTGCCCTTGATGATGCTCATGTTTTCTGTGACTGGGTCAATCGGCCTCATATCATTTTCCAACGGCACAAGTTTTTCAGCATGCTTGATACCCAACACATTTAACATCTGGCGATGCAGTTGTGGCAAGTCGTAAATTTGTGGTGCCTGTTGTGCCATCTGCATGACGGCTTGGTACTGAACAACACGCTGACTCATGGTCGCGGCGTTGGGGTCACTGACAGGAATAACTTCTACCTTGTGGTAGTCAGACTCTTTAGCTTGTGCGCCACGTGGACCATCAGCATCATATGAATAGTCTGGGTCTGTGTAGTCGCGGATGATGCCAGCCAAGAGTTTTAATTCTTGTTTCAAGCTGTAGTGCAGTCGAGCCTGTACAGCAGACATCACCTTTAACATGCGCTCAAGGATAGCCAGCGTAGTTCCCACGGGCGCGTTTGCGCTCATGTCAGCAACCTTCATATCAGCAACCGCCGCAAATCTGCGTGCGTCATCCACAATTTGATTCATCAACGCCAACAGCGTTTGGCTTGGCTCTTTGTATGGCAGGTTGACGATGTTGTCTTTTAGTGTGCCTGATGTGATGTCCACATCACGGTACTCGCCCGGTGCGATGGGAGTGTCATCTCCTTTGATACGCAAGCCACGGGTCTTCAAACCGCCGGGCAAATTAGACAGCGTACCCGCATCAACCAACTGGCGTGTAAGGGATGTTGCGCTCTTAGCAGCACCACCAATCAAGTGAATCAAACCAAAGCCATACGCTCCGAAGCCGGGGATGTATTGGTAATGCACGAAGTGCTGGCGCGTCTTGTGTAACTCGTCGTTCTCTTTCCAATTTCTACGGACAGACAAAATTTCTTTGCTGTCTTTGACCATCGTGATGACGTATGGCAGTGCGATGCCTGTCTCTTCGCCATCTTCGTCTTTGTCTTCAAAGCCGGGCAAGTCAAGTTCAACGTGCATCTCCAACAACTGGAAGCGGTCATCGTATGACGCGCTAAAGCCTGTCTCTTTGTCTTTGGCTTTCTGAATCTCATCAACTGTTTTGCTTGGTTCGCCCAACTCGATGTCGCGATAAAACCCTGCGTTGATAAGACGCTTAATCTCGTTCTCACTCTTGCGCATGCGGTGTGTTACGCGGGGTGCGAGTGTCATCTCTGATGTGCCGTACGGCAGAATCACATCTTCTGCTGGTATGAACATCGATACTTGGCGACCCAACGCTGGGTCGTAGTACACCTTCTTAAATGCTGAACCTGATATGGGCAAGTTCCACAACATCTTCTCGTGTTCTGGGCGGTACTCAACCATGACTTCAGTCAACTGATAGTTCATGTCATCTTGCACGCGTTTGGCAGACTCTTCTTTCTCGCGAGTCTCTTTGCCGATGATTAGCGTCTTCACAGGTCCCATTGCTGGGAATGTCTCCATGATGGTTTCAGATTGGAAGCGAACAACTGCTTCTGTCAACATGGGGTGGAACACACCACATGCACCACTCCACGGCTCAGTGCGCTCTTCATACTGAAGACCAAGAAGTTTTAAACCTTCTGTGTAAGTCTTCTCCCACTCTTTGCGACTACTGATGTCGTTGTCGTAGTCTTCTAGCAAGTCACCAGATAACTGATTTAACTCGCCCTCATCCATGTGGTCGGCTAAGTTGTCGTTGAAGGCTGTGCCGTCTTTACCTTTTTCTTCGCCCGGTGCGATTGTGATTTCTACACTGCCATCATCGAGAGTCACCATGTCTGGGTTATCTATCTCGATTTCTAAGGCTGGACCTGATGTATCTTGCAAGCCCATCGGTGCGCCATAAATTGCTTTGTCAATCGCCATATTCTTCCTTAGTAGTACGCCGCTTTACGCGAACGCGACAAATAATTTCTGTCTTCATAGTCACTGTCAAGACGAATAAACCCGCCGTTGCGATAGCGTTGCAACGCCATTGACGTGCAGTCAACCATGTCGTCATTTTCAGAGGCTGGGAATGCGGCTACTTGCTCAACCACGGCTTCCGCCCAGCGTCTACCCGCAGGATACCAGACCATACCCGATCTGAACACATCAGCAACGGAGTTCAAGCGTGCCACTTTGTCGCCCGTGCCCCTGTGTGGGGTGAATTCTGCCACGGGAATGCCCATTCGCCTAAATTCTTGGAACAGTGGGGTGCCGTTGGACTTCTTCTCAACCACGAACGAGTCAGGTTCCCACTCTTTGTACTCGCGCATACACAAGTCTTTTAACTCTGGAAACTCCACCCGCACATTGATCGCATTTAACAGTATTAAGTGCGCCGCACCTTGGGTCAACTCATCATCCTCAAACACACCCCATGTCAACAGGGCTGAGAAGTCAGCGCGGTTGTTCTTTTCTGCCGCCGCGTCAAGCGTCATGATGATGTATTCGCAGTCTGGCGGGTCTTCCCTCTCCCACAGCTTCCACCACTCGCGCTTAATGATGGCACCTTCTTCGGATGTGGGGTTTTGTTGGTACTGTGCGTTCCATTGGTACGCGGGCATAGACGCACGGGTGCGGTGCAGAGCCTTTAAGTCGTAGAAGTCAGGCCACAACGCTCGTTCTTCTGGCGTATTTTCGTTAAATATCGCTGGAAACTCGAAAAACTCGTACTGATCGGACTCACCGTTACGCGCCATGTCTTTTGCCATGTTCCCAATCAAGTCATTGGGGTGCCAACGTGTGTGGACGATAGCCACACGACCGCCCGGCATCAAACGCGTACGCGCACCGAAGGTAAACCACTCATACGCCTTGTGAAATACCTCGTAATTACCGTTAATGATGTCTTGTTCGTTGTGTGGGTCGTCAACTAATAGTAAATCCGCGCCCCTACCAGCCAAAGCAGAGCCAACACCTGTTGCAAAGTACTCTCCTCCTGCGTTAGTATTCCAACGTCCTGCACTTTTTGAGTCAACTGCTAGTGTTACAGTCGGGAAAATCTCTTTGTATGCTGCTTGGTCTACCAAATTTCGCACTTTGCGACCAAAATCAACTGCTAAGTCTGAGGTGTGGGACACCATAAGTACTTTTTTATCAGGGAAATTGCCTAAAAACCATGCTGGAAAATAGACTGACACAAGAAACGACTTGCCGTGACGCGGTGGAACGGACACAGCCACGCGGTCTTTGCGCCCAAACGCCATATCTTCTAGTAAGCCAGCCAACTTCCTATGGTGTGCCCCAACCTTGTAGTCAGGATTCATACGCACACAGAAGTCCAAGAGAGAATCTCTTGACGCCCGCGCCACTTCGCGACGCTCGACTTCCACGACTTCTTCTTCCAAAGCAAGTAACTCTTCCTCACTGAGCAAAGACAAGTCTTGGTTCAGCAAATGGGCTAGTTCAAGTTCGGAAGTCTCGTTCATCGGTCTTGGTGTTATCCACTACTAGGGTTACAGGTGTGTCGTCCAACATATCATCTGCCGCTTCGCGCAGGCTGACCGCTTTGATGGGCACGTCTTGAACTTCTTCGGCTTTACTGCGAACTTGCAGTAGCTTAGAAATCCGCTCTTTAATCGACGCTTGCAACTCGATGGTCGTTTTGTGCTTGACCGTGATTTCGCTGCGCTCTATAAAGAGGCCAACATCGCCAATCTTACCAAGTAACTCTAAAGACCGCATCCTGATTTTGGCATCGGGGTTGGTAGATTCTTCAATTAACTTATTAGTAACGTAGGTACGAATCTGCACAGCAGACTTGACGACCACATGGTCGTACTCGCTCAGAATCTGTCTTAAGTGCATCACTGACCCAGCGGTGTTTACTGTGGCTATGTTTGCTGGAACTGTAGATGGGTCTGTGGAATCCGTGATTGATGCATGGAATCCTGCCCTTGCCTTGACCATGTCTTCTTCGTTGGGGGTGTCATCTGCCCCAAACGCTTTCAAGAACTCGACAGTTTTAAAGAGCGCGGCTACCTTCTCGTGCAAGTTGAGCACGTCTTTTTCTGCCTCTGGCAGAGGGTGGGATAACTCTGGGACGCAATTAAACATGGGCGCACTATACCAAAAAATAATAGAACCGGTTAAAAAATATTGATGGGGGTGTGTTC